TTGCAGAACTCAGCCTTTTCCTCGAAAGTCTTTTTCACCTCATCCAACCTCCCATAGACGCGCCCAACCTTTGCATCCATAGTTTCCATATCCACCTGTCTATCTCGGCTGACCTTCCAAACAAATGCCGCTATCGTTAAAACAAAACCGATAAGTTCTATGAAAGTCGTGACGTGAGTATCCATATGCCCCTTTACACGAATGAGTAAGTGAGGCTGATACTCACCTGTGCTGACGCTGTTGTGCAATTTAAGATGAGTGATTTTCCTACTTCCGTCTCGTAAAGCCATATCCCCTGATAACCAACGCGACTGAAATACGCCGCAATATAAGAACCCGTAATTGAGCGATAGAAGTTCTCCGTTACGGGAGTCCCGCCAGCGCCGTTCCTGAGATAGAAGTTTGTTCCGCCGATGTTGGTCGTAGAAGCTATGGCAAATATCCGTATCTTCTTCCCAGCAACTCCAACGACAACAGGAGTCGCCTGGTCGCCAGCGGTCGTGGGATTGACCTGGACTGTCTTCGTCAAGACCCCGTTTGTCAGCGTATCAAGCGTTCCCATTATGCCACTCCGAATGTGATGACCGTAAACGTTCCGCTTGCTGGAGCAACAGAACACGTTGCCACGATCCTCCAATAAGGGATATACGTCTCGCAGGTCATATAAGTGTTGGTCGATGCCGAAACATCAAACGATGTTCCTATGTTGAAACTGTTGCTGAAATCAGCGTTGGCTGAACCCTGACATTGAAGCGTCACCGTCTGATTTAACCCGTTCTCAATAATGAGCGTCTTGATGACGAAAGCGCCATTGAAAACGACATCGCCGTTCTTGGCACTCGTATCCCTGATAGCCAACGCATCTATGGATTTCTGAATATTGACTGACACTATGCCACCTTCTCCCTGAAGAGCGTGATGTGTTTAAGGGTTTGTGTTCCGCTGGTTGACTTCGCCTTCACAGCGAAACTCGTCTTGAAACCAACTTCTGTCGTCGGAACATAACGGAAGTTCTTATTGGCTGTATCAGCCCACATCGGAACACCAGTAGCCGTCAAACCCAGGTCTGAACCAAGTTGACTCATAGTAATCCTGAAGCGCTCAGTCCCGTCAATGAACAAAGCGACTTCGTAGTTTGACGATACGCCGTTGGCTATACCGATGAAGTCAATAACGCCCGCGCCCGTGTATGTGTAGAGCGTCGTATCCGCTCCCGTCCCGACAGAATCACCCGTCGCATCAAAATCAGTCTTTAACTGATACTTCGTCGGTGATTCATTGTTGGAGATAAGGGCGTTGACAGCCAGGCGCTCAACGAGACCATCCGTGACAACAGATACCGCCTTCGTCTCGTCCTTATTCCAGATGCTTACGTCTTGTGTTCCTAAGACATCAGCCATTCTGTTTCTCCAAGATTTTCTTAATGTCCTCTAACTTGTTGCTGATAGATGCCAGCAACTGAACTGTGAGGAGAGGGATATTGCCCGCGACAATCTGAATCTGGTTTGGATTAACCGCACCAGGAGTAGGCTGAGAAGCCTGGGTCCCCGTCTTCGTATCTTCGATCTTCTTGCCTCTGATAATCTTGTCCTGAGCCATATCCCTCTCCTCCGTTGTGTTTACGGCAGGTCATTCCCGATGATCGTGCTATACACGTCCATCGTGGAGCCTTGCCTGTTTGTCCTGATTACACGAACCGTTCCTGTGCTTGCCACGGGAACCTCGATCGGCGGAGTGAAGTTGATTTGACCAAACCCGCCCGCGCGAGGAATAAACGCGACAGCCTTCGTTACCAACGTTGCCACAGGACCCGCTTGAACTTCAACCTTCAAACCACCAGAAGCAGCGAAGATAACGCTCTTAAGCAAGAACGTTGTTCCCGCCACAGGATAATCGTGGTTATCGGGTGTATCAGCAGCAAGCGACGCCTCTGTATCGTAGTTGTGGATTTCTGTCGCAGAGATCACATCTGATGTGACCGACACGTAGATCGGATTCGATACCGAATTGACGTTGGAGTTTGCGCTGATCTTAACAGCGTCATCTGCCAACGTTAAATTGCGGATATCCAGATCAGAAGCATCAACGGTGAGAGAACTGCCATTGTCATCAACAGAAAGAAGACCTGTCGAATCATTGGCAATCGTCACGCGTAATACACCTGCCTCTGTTCCTGCACCTGTTAAACCCGCCCAAGAATCCTGAATATCAACATTGAGCGTTGTGATGACTGCGGAACCATCCGACAACTGAATGTAAATCGGGTTTGCCGCAGCATTACTCGATCTGTCTTTTGAAACGAGCGTCGGGAAAGATCCGTCAGCCATTTTAGTTCTCCTTTAGGGTCCTTATTGATTCGTAACAGCGTCAAGGATTTCTTGCCGCTTCTGCCCCTTTTTTCTTGCCTCAATCTCAAGAAGCTCCAATTCAAGCATCATAATCTTGGCTTCCAATTCAACGATACGTCCTTTACGCAAATCGTCGATATCCTGTCTGTAACGGATGATTCTGGACTTTCGTTCCTGGATTTGAACCTCAATCCACTTGTCCTCGATCTCCCGCGTAGGACTGACAAGCCAATTTTGACCAACTCCGACATCAGCCATTATGGAGCCACCGTCTGCTTAAACCCGAAGATCGTTGCTTCAAAATCCTCAAGAAGTCCAACGTTGAAATGCTCAACCTTGATATCGACCACATCTCCGACGGAAAGCGTCAAAGGATGGTTATAGTTGAACACGACGTTTCTTTCTGGACCCGAACGCTTTGTCTCCTTCAGGATTGTGTTGATGTAAACTGTGAACTTTGCATACGCAGAACCAGAGCAGGATATCATCGCAATCCTGTTGGCTCCATTGGCAACCATCGTTGTTATGGTCGTCAATATGTTATCGCTAATGCCTGGCTTTGCACCGACAGCCACAGCGGATATTGGGATTCCATCGGTCGTCTGTATAGGAACGCTGTCATCGATAACGACGTGAAGTTGCCCTCCGTCGTCTATCAACAGAGCGTCTGTAAGGCTCGCGATTCGTCCTTCTACCCTGTATCCCATCAGTTATTCTCAAACATTAGCATTACGTCGAACGGCTCGTCAACAGAAGATGATATGATCCTCATCCTGAGTTTCCCCTTTACGGGGAACTCCGTCAGATCGTTGATAAGGTCAACGACCGTTATGAATCTTCTCATCAGGCGATTCTTATAATCGTAGATGTTGAACTCATAAGTAGTCGTTGGCGTCGTCGGTCTGACATAAACCTGACGACATATCGCTCCAGCGCTCATATCAAGGCTCTCATCCTGCCAAGTGCCTCCGACGACATTCGCTGTTTTCTCAAAGCGATATATCAGTTTCATTCAGCCATCTCCTGCTTACGGCTTGTCTTTCCGTATTCCGATTCATAAAACATACGATCTTTCCCCATCGGATGCTCCGACTTGATTTCAAAAAGATCGCATACCATCTCTGGAGATATCTGACCCGCGACCAGGTCGCATACGCCCGATGCCCAGAAATGGTCACAGACGAGACATTTTTCGTTCCGTCTGTAATTGACCTGCTCCTTATTCTTTCTTCCTTCAGGCATCAGCCCCATTTGACCCTCCCCTACGCAAGGTAGATGAAAACCAGGTCTCCAGAGCCAAGCCCTGTTGACGCGCTCGTATCGAATGTCAATCCGTTCTCAAAAACAAACTGATCGAAATCCTCAGTCGATGATCCAGGTGTTCCATAGCTCTGAACCAAACGAAAAACAGGATTCCCCGCCTTGTCAATAAACTCAACGATGTCCCCAGCCGTAGCGGAAGCAATCGTGATCTTAGAGACTTTAACGCGACCAGTCGATATGACGACATCAGATGTGAACGTATCAAGAACTATCGGATTTGATGCGACTCTGTTCGCCATTTTATCTATCCTTCCTTAACTGCTCGATGCTTTTGGGAGCTTCAGGATGCAGGATAGCCTGAACGTAACGATACCGCTCAATTCTCTCCCGATTCCTTTTCTCCCAATTTATGTGCTTATGCACGGCTCCAGGGCATTTCGCGGGATGATCCATCTCATACCGCGTTGGAATACCTTCTGCGAGCTGTTCCTCAAGTTCTGATTCTTCTTTGACAAGCTTATCCTTATCGATTCCTCTGACCTTCGGCGCAGCCCCTTCTTCTATCGCTGTGTTGACCCTGTCAAGCTGACGCTGAATAACAGACTTATCGATCTGTGCTGCCTGAGTCCCAACTCCATATTCTGTCTGCTTAAGTTGTCCCTCAAGCTCGTCCTTCTCATCCTCTAAGCTTGCCACTTCAGACTGAGAAAGTATCCGTTTCTGTTTCTGCCCTCTAACCATTGGTTCCTCCTTTTTGAATGTCCGACGGGGAGAAGCCATAGCCGCCCTGTCGGTCATTTTTTGATTGCTGATGCGAACACGCCTATGGCAAGCAACGTATAGAAAGCGATCACAAAGCCTATAAGGAACGTCCGCAGAACAATCATTATGATAATGTAACTCCAACTTCCTTGATAACGTTCCACTTATTCGTCCCAGCGACGAGGATAAGTGTTTCGTTCACAGCGTCAAACGAAGCGGTTGTTGCAGCCGAACCGCCCTGAACGTTGGTTAAAGCCAGCGTAATTGCGGCGCCAGCCACGGTCATCTGTATCACCTTCACTTGCCCAAGCATCGAAGCATCGGGCGCTGCCAAAGTAACGGCATACGCTCCGCTCGCGGCGCTCAGGTTTGTGACCCTGCTTGTCACAGAAATAGCACCTGCGACAAGAATCGTTGATGTCTGTGCTGAAACGTCAAGAAGATTGAGTTCAGCCGCTGTTGCTCCAACAGCCACTCCGCCAACTACGAGAGCGCCCGTTGCATCAGCTATCTGAACTTCAGCATCCTTGGCGCCAACATAGACGCCTTCCACACCAACTACCTTTGAAAAATGTGTGAATCCCATCTCAAACCTCCTTAAGGTTCAGGGGGAAGGGAGGCGGCTCGGTGGACCCAGTTCCCCGAAACACTTTTAATTGACCTCCCACACCCACCCAAGACGGAAAAGACTTACGCCACGTTGTGACCGTATATCCAAGTCCAATCCGAGAAGCCGTAGCTGTAACGGACGTAGCAGGAATACTTAGCCACATAGGTGTCGAAGTCCTTATCTTTGTTAAACTCGATCGGAATACGATTGAACCACTTCAGGTAGAGTTTCGCCATCCGTGAATCCATCATAAACCAGTTGTTGCTGTCTGCGAGGTAATCCCAGACGATGACGTTGTAACGACCCTTGCTGAAGTTCGGATCGTTATTCGCGGTGCCGAGCTTGCCGTTGCTGTTGATGATCTCCCACGCCGTCTCTTCGAGTTGCGGAGGGACGATGATGGTATCACCCTTTGCCACAAGCAGGTTATCGGTTTCATCCGTGAACTGCCTCATTGCCAAGCGCGTCGCTTCAACTGCGGTCGCCGAAAGAGCCGTCGAACCAGAGTTAGAAACGGTCGTGCTTGTTCCGACTCTCGTATGCGCGGAAGCGCAGAGAGCCAGACCATCGCCGCCAGCGAACACGGTGGTATTGAAGGCGCTGTTAAACACCGTCGCCCCGTGTTTCTCGCGGGTCCTCTTTGCCACCAGAGACAGTTGAGCGGGTCTCTTGTTGATGATGGAATACAGGTCATCGTCAACGAGCTTCCTCTCGACCTTGATACCCTTCACCCATTCCCTATGGGTGTAGGAAACTCTGTATTGCATCTTGAAGTCATCATAGGGAATCGTCCCTTGGAACTCTTCAAGATCACCCATCCCGCCGATGCCCAGATCATACTCTGTTGCCTTGTTGGATTTCTCCATACCGAACAGATTATCGACCTGACCTTCAGGCAGGAGGTATTCGTCCATAAAAATCTTTCGGAGACCTGGTTCCAGCAGATATCCAAAATTTTCAGACGCAATAACTCCCATCGTGTGTTTCCTCCTATTTACGCATTACCGAACAGGTGATCCACAGGGATGACGTCGAGATAGAACTTAACGCCACCTTTGACCTGATCGAGACCATTCAACCCGCTGTGACGCGCGTAACGAATAGGCTCAATCCCGCCATCTGCATCGATCAATCTGCTCAGGACGATGAACTTTGTTGCTCCTTCGATTGCCGTCACGTCGGAACCGACGAACTTTGTAGCATCCGAAGAGAGGTTGCACGGTGACTTCAGCTCACGCGGAATCACAACGATCGTATCCGTTCCAGCACCTGTGGTGACAAGAGCGGAATCCATCGTCGCAGAACCAGAAGCTGATGCCACGAGCTGACGCAAAGAACCTTTCACACCCACCTGCGTCAATGGGAAATACACGAACGCACCATCAATGTCATCCTGAAGCGAAGCGACGGTGAGGGTTGTCGTCGATGTGCTGGTGATAGCTGTATCATCAGCGGCTGCCAACGAAATCTCCCCGCGATACACCGCAGAAGGATTGATGATGATCTTACCGTATTTCGGACCAACCACAGTCGAAGGAGCAACGAGGTCAGCCAACGCGATCGCTTCATTCAACATACCGATAACGTTTGTGCCGCTATTCGCAGCCGTTCCGTTATAAGCGATAACCGCGCATTGACCTTCATCCGTCGCTGAATCAGGGTCAGCAGTTCCGATCTGCATAAGCGCGCCATACCCGAGAGCTGCCGCGCCGTAAACGGGATAGTCCCTGAGAATGACCTCAGAACCATCTAACGTGTAAGCATACTTCATTTGATTTCTCCTTTATTTGTGTTCTCCCACGACGGGGACGTGTCGATGTTTATCGATAACGTCTTGCCATCTGCGTTTTTTGTAAGGTGCATACGGATGAGCGTCTGGTCGATTTGATATGTCATATTGGAATGGAATACCGCATTTACGACATCTGTATCTGAGTCGGTATTGACTAACATTCTCGACATAACGTATCGCCTCGCTTCGACACACGGGGCAAGTCAGCTTGCCCTGAAATGCAGCCTTAGAATTTCCTTTCTGAAAAATACCCAAGGGTCACCTCACGTTCTTAAGGTAGTCTTCAGGAGTCATACCCATCGCCGAAGCTGCTCTCAACTGATCTTCCGAGAGCTTGCCTTTGTTTTCTGGTTGTAGAGGTGATCCAACTCCAGGCGTTAAACCCTGGACGTTCTCGCCAGCCTGAATCTTTCTCAGAATTTCTTGGCGCTCCCTATCAATCAGACCATTGGCTCTTTGCCCCTTGATGAAGAAATAAGCTGCTTCCATAACTGGCGCCGATCTCTGTTCCATAGGAAGCGAACGAGAGTAGCGCAGGACATCAGCACGATAGTCACCAAAGTCAGAGTATTTGCTTGATAAGTCATCAACCGCCCTATCAAGGTCTCCGTTGACCCTATCGTAATACTGAAACGCCATCATCATTTCAGTCTGAACGGCTTTTCGCGGGTCTGATTCCCACATCTCGTCAAGTTTCTTCCGCAGGTCTTCCTGCGGTTGAGGAGCTTGCTGAACTGGCTGATAGCCCTGTTGAGGAGGCTGATAGCCTTGCTGAGATTGAGCCGATACTGGATTCCCGTTAATGTCAAACAGCATATTTCCGCCAGCGACTTTCCTGAGTGCCTCAAGTTCCGCTTGCAATCCCTGGCGCTTATTCCTCTCTTCTTGTAACGCAGCGAGAGGGACCATCGATGGCTGCGATTCGTCTGGTTTCGCCCCAGGCGTAGGCGTAGCTCCTGGTGTTGCGGCTGGAGCTGGCTGTCCAGGCTTTACTTCTGCTGCTGGCTTCGCTGGTTGCGCGGGAGCAACCGTTGTATCGCCCGCTTTTGGATCTGGCATAGCTCTCCTACAGGATTATGCGGTTCCTGAAACCGAGACAGCGTTTTAAGGACGCTGGAACCTATTCCCCTTCACGCTCAATTACGTCGTCGGGGAATCTTTTTAAAGATTCAAAAACAGCTATCTTCGCCTGTAAGGGGATGAGCTGATCTGGAGTGCAAGTCCTCAACCTTGCTTCAAGGTCTTTAATCCTGACATCGACCTCTCCGATAACAAGCTCCCAGCTCTGCTTCATACCCTTCCATTGTTCAATCTTATCCACCCTGACCTCCAGCCATCATCTCTTGAGGAACACCACCCTGGTCAGGAATAGCAGGAGCGCCCTGCTGCTGCTCAGGAGTCATCGGAGGCTGACCGAGCATCTCCATCTTGATTTGCTCAGGAGAAGCCCCTTCATCTATCCTCTGCTGCAATTTCTCTTGTTCAGCAGGTGATAATCCGCCTGGCTGAATGTTTATAGGTTGCTGTTCAACGATCATCTTGTTGATATCCTTGAATCCCATCAGCTCCGCAATGCGCTTGTTGATTTCCCTGCGGTTAATCGTTGGGTCTTCCTTGGTCATCTCTTTGAACTTAAGAAGCTGGGAAACCTGGAAGTCCTTGTTCATCAGCTCAGAAACTCCCGTTGGAATGAAATAGACTTTTGCCTGGATGTCTTCAGGGAATATCTGAATCTGGCTCTCGCTGCCATCAGCGTTGATAACCTTTATCCACTCTGGTTGCGACATAAACTGTTGAAGCATAGACAGATACATAATAGATAGGTCTTGAATCAGCGCAACCTCGAGCATACGTAGGACTGGTCCGAACCGTAATCCAGCGTTGGATTGAAGCAGATTCAACCCTGAGTATGTCCTGTGCTGCGCGCCTTCCGCGGGCATAAGCACCTGTGTCGCACCCGTGGCTTCACGAAAGTCCTGCTTCGCCAGGGTCTCCTCATTGTAACTCGATCCTGTGACATCGGGCATCTCCATCCATTTTAGCGAAGCGTTAACGTCGCTAACCTTATGCCATTGACCAGGTTTAGAGAATTGAAGCTTTCTGACGTTTATCAGCGGATCGTTCCCGTTATAGACTCCCTGCTTGTTCAGAACTAAATCAACGTTGTCTAAACGTTGGTTTACCAGCTTATTCAGGCGTTCCTGCGTTGGTTTGCCTACCTTGCCAATACCCAGACCGAACCAGCTCGGCTTCGCGTCTGTATAGAACTTGGTCTTGCAGAACGGCGCGCGCTGATGGTTATACGGGTTCCTGATGCCTCGAATCTTGACTTTGCGGTTTATAACGATAATCCAGTAGGGAACTGCCTTGCGGGTGACAACCTGACCGTTCTGGGTATAAGACTCATCCCAAGGACCCCAATACTCCAAGATTTCATAGGAATCCTTCTTTTCGAGCATCATAGCCCTTCCATCGTTGCCCTGGATAGAAGACTGGTCCCAAACGACAGACTGGGTCTGCAAAGCCTCTTTAAGGCTCGATGTGTCGAATCTCGGGTTATCCATCAATGACTTCAGGTATTCGGCATCAGCGAAACGGCGCCTGACGAGCGGGAGGGGGTCTGTGACCTCTATCTTGGCTGGGTGAGGGTATATCTCGAAAAAGGATACGAACTTGCAATCTGGGCGGTTTGCGGTCAAAGCAGAGTAGGTTTCCTGGGTAACGCTATCTTGCATCCATTGTCTCTGGACAAGCCAGGAAGCCTCAAGGTATGACGTTCCAAACAGGGTGTTCTGGGTGAGGGCAGACATCGAAGACACCTGAACTCCAGAAATCCTGAAATAATGCTGGATCGTGTGCTTGATTGGGATTCCAGCCTGGGCATCGACATCCCCTTCAACCTTGACATCCAAGGGAGCATCATCAGGAAAAAGAGCGCCGAATATGCGGGGAGTGATGGTCTGCTCGGCTTCAAATGTGATGGGAACGTGAACGGCGTTCTGCCAATCATTATCGCGCGCGGGAGGCTTGCCTATCCATTGATCGTAAATCTTCCAGGCTTCATCAAACCGCTCCCTATGAAACGCCTCGTATTTATTGAACTGCTCTACGACAAAATCAACCATCTTATCTTTTTCTGGAGCTGGAGTTACAGGCGTTTCACCGTGATACTTATTTGCCATTAGAATCTCCCCGCTTTAGGATTCTCGACGAGAGAATGGTAACTTCCAGGAGAAACGGGACGAGAAGGATATTTCGTGTATGTCCCTGTGAACTTGATCTCCTCATCGAGTGCATCCTCTTGCGCTATGAACCTCGGACCGAAATTATATATGTATCTCAGGCAATCCATAAAGTGATCGTTCTTTTTCTTGACCTTTTCCTTCTGGTCGTATTCTTCCTTGTTGCGCTTGTATTCATCCCAGACGTAATGCTGGAACTCATAGATAGTTTGAGTGCAGTTGCGTCCGATCCTCAACTGAGGAGCTTCGCTCTTCAGGACTTGTGAATACTGAGGTTTCAAGGCTTGCCGTATCCTTGATTTCCCCAGTTGGGGATCGGAATTCGCCCTCTGACAGAACACTCCGTATTTCATCAACTCTTTGCGGATGTTGAATCCGCCCGCGGCAACATTGTCTTTATCGTTGTGCGGGTCTATCATCCTCACCTGGGGCTTCAGGTCGCCTTCCTGCGCGTGGATAGCGTGCGATATCTGCTCGATATCCATATCCCCAAGCCAAAGCTCATCATAGATGAAATGGTTTCCGTGCGGGTCCACCGCGAGCCACAAGCACGCCGTCGGCATACGTTCGTGCGGGTCTATAGCAAAATAACGAGTCCATCTTTCCCCGACATTGACACTCTCACAAATATGAATATTCGGGTCGAATTCTTTGTAGACCAGACCTGTAAGATGAAGGAAGCGTCCGTGAATTCGTGCTTCCTTCTCTTCCTCTGTAAGTGTTCGCTCAAAGTCCGCAATAGCGGCTGCGGGAATATGTGGGTTGTCACGAATATCCATCGTGACGGTAAATATGTTTGAGTCCTGTTTTGTATAAATCTCATCGTATATCCAGGGTTGCGTCAACGGCGTAAGCGTAAGCCACGATCTTCCGTGGTAATCAACGAGACCTCTGAGAGTTGCAATATAGCGATCTCTCGGCGGAGGTTCATCAAACCAAGCGATGTGACCTTTCCAGCCCTCAAACTGCTCAACGTCCTGCTCGTGGGAAAGAATGTCAAAGACCGATCCGTTCTTCAAAATCCACTTAACGGCGATTCCCATCGTATTCCGCAGCTTACGCTGAACGATGCTCATATCCAGCCACTCTTCAAGGAACGGAATAATGATCTCGCCGACACCTTTTTGAAAATCACGGGCAATAATGCGACCTTTGACCGCACCCTTCATTCTTAATTCGTGCGGATACCACTTCGGATAGATGCCCGTCGTATGGAAAAGAAACTCAAGCCCACCGCACGTGGTCTTTCCAGACCTATTACCGCCGAAGGCGGCGCGGATTTTTTTGTCAGACTTGTGAAAGCTTTCCTGCTTACTCGTCGGAATGTAGTAAAGGAGTCGGCGGCTCTTCCGATAATTCACTTCTTCGTTCAGCAAGGACAGGTATTTCTCCTGATTCTCCCTGCTGAGAACCTGAAACTCCTTTTCCGACAAATGCAGATTTGGCAACTGAACTAAGTCTTCTAAACTCATTGACCAGGTCCTCTGGGTTTAAGCCCTTTGTATATGAGAACTGACCTATTTCAACGTTCGGTGTCGATTTAGACAACGTATTCATAACAGATAAAACTTCACGAACGAGCTTAGAGTCAGCTTTTCTCTTGGTAAGGGATCGCAAATATTCGTTCATCTTGCGTAATCCCAACGTTTTTGTTTCTTTGGTGAGGTATCTGATCCGTTCTGTGTGGCGGGATTGTATCTTGAGGAGTTCTTCTTTGAAGAGAGCGCCTGTATTACCGAGGACGGCAACGTTCCCTTCCAAGAGTTTATAGAGAGTTTCTTCAGACCAGCCGAGACTTTCAGCTATTTCCTTCATAGACAACGATCCCTCCTCGATTAACTCGAGTGCTTTCCAATGCCGAGGAGATAACGTATCTACTTTTGGTCTCGTAGCCATAGGCAAAAAATAAAGGAGAGCCTCTGTTGGAAGCTCTCCTAAATGATTTACAGTTAAAGATTACCACGAGTGTTGTTGTATGTCAACACTATTCTCGAAAAAAGAACAGGGGGGTGGTCAGAAAATGGGTCCCTGGATCAAAAAGCTCAGTTTTTAAGGCGGATGAGCGACCCAAAAGGAAAACGTAGAGCTTTTCGGAGTCAGGTG